ATACACACAACTTAAACAGATTATAGTACTACAAACCTTAGAGGCTTGTATTTTGACGCTCTGACGGGAATATCGAAACACCCAAGATAGATAGAACTAGTCTATCTTGGGTGAGGATAGAATATGCATTCCGCATGTTAAACGAGTATGCGGCAAAAGTACAAGGAGACAAACGTAATCATTTGCAACAAATTGCTGATAAAATTACAAATCCATGAGTAATATTTGGAAAATATGGTGTAGGACAATGGGAGGAAAGATATCAGAAGACGAAAAAGAAGCTGATATCGCCGCCTATATACGGACATTTTGGTGGTTCATGCATATTATTACGTGTTTTTTTATTATTTCTGGTGTGATTAGACACTGGTAAAATGTAAAGTTCTTCCAACAGAAGAGTTTAGGATAAATCCTAAACTCTTTTTTGTGTGGTTTTTGGATAAATAATAATATGGAAAAATATAATTTATATTTTAGAATGAGTGCTTATGTATTTGTTACTACTGTGATAACATTTATTACTCTATTAGACACTATAGAAGGACGTAATTTTTCCGATATTTCTAATTTAGAATGGGTAAAATTATTATTAAAATCCCTATTACCCGGATTTGTTTCTCTTAAAGCGTTCTTGGATACCACTATTAATAGCAATAAAAAATCAGAATCCGAAGTATTACAAGGATAGGTAATATGAAAACAAATTTAGATTTTTTACAATATCATCTAAACTCAGTTTATTCCATACTAGCTATTATTGGCATTATGTATGGATTTTATAGGTTTACTACTAAAACATTCAAGAAAACTGATTTTTATAATCTAATAAGATTATTAAATGAAACTCCAGAAATTATATTACAGATTAAAGAAGGACAAAAAGAAATATTTAATGAAATTAAGTTACAAAGAAAACTAGTTAATTCTATATTAGATACATTAGAATTAGCTCAATTTATTTGTGATTCAGAAGGAAAATGCATAAAAGTTAATCCTAAATGGACATCACTTACTGGATTATCCGAAGAAGAAGCCCACGGTCATAACTGGTTATTATCTGTACATATAGAAGATCGTCAAGAAGTTCAGAAGAAGTGGCACAATATGATTACATACAATACACCATTTGAGGAAATTTTTCGTTATCAACATCGTGTGACCGATGTAATTACAAAAGTAAAATGCACTGCTACTGATGTAGAAGATGAAAGTGGAGAAAGAATATTTATATTAGGATTATCTAGAGTTCTATAATAGCCATAGAAGAATCGTCATATGTCTTCATAGAAGCAATTAGATTTAAATTATACTTACGCATTCTTTCCTGTTTTACTGTTTTATCGGGATTAAATAATAAATTTTCTGTATCTTTTAGAGCATCAAATTGAACATATTTTATATTTCTTTGTCTTAATGCATTAAAAAATTCTTTAAGTAAAGGTAATAAATACATTCTAAATGGTTTATCTACTACCATATTAGATACATAAACTGTATTTTCTGGAGTAAAAGTTTGTCTGAAATTATCTGGATTTATACCAGAATATCTATCATCATATAAATTTACTAATTCTCTAAATTGATCTATAGGAATATCGTCTATATCTTCGTATTCGTCTTCTGTAATTCCATACCCATAAACATATCCCTTTATTTTATCATCAGTATCATCAAATAGTCCAAATCCAATAAATCCTCTCTGATCCGTATCTTCTTCTATATCTTCTGCGTCATTAGCATAATATGCATTAAAATTATTTCGTTCTATTGTTTCCATATCAGAAGAAATTTCACGTATACTAACATCATTTAGATTTTTTACTATTATCTTTTCTTCTAAAATATTCAATCTTTCTAATAACTCCAAATATGTCATATTGGTATTTAGTTTTAAAAATATAGGATAAATACTTTATATGAGAAAACATTGGGGAATGACGGAAGAGGATGAAGACTTCAAAGAATTACCTTCATCGTTACCAACTTCGGATTTATTAATGCCTCAAAGTTCAATTAAAATGTTGGACAATTCAGTTAATTTTTATGCTGATATTTCTTCGATAACATGTGCTGAATTAAATCGCATTTTAAGAGAATTAGATGTTCGAATGCAACATGCTAAAATTACTTTAAATGATCCTGATTATGATCCAACTATTCATTTAAGGATCAACAGTTATGGTGGAGAAATTTTTGCTGGATTAGCAACAGTAGATGTAATTCGATCACTTCGTACAAAAGTATATACTTATATCGAAGGTGCTGCTGCAAGTGCTGCTACATTGATTAGTATAGCAGGAAAGAAAAGATTTATAGGTAAAAATGGATTCATGCTTATCCATCAACTTAGTTCTATTTGCGCTGGAACATTTGAAAAATTAGAAGACGAACAAGAAAATAATCGTAGATTAATGACTTGTATTAAATCATTATATAAAGAATATACTAAAATTCCTATGAAGGAACTAGATGGTATTCTCAAAAAAGATCTTTGGTTTGATTCTGCTACATGTTTAAAATATGGGTTAGTAGATGGTGTCATTTAATACTTTACAAAGTTAAAATTTGTGGTATCATCCATAAATGATTACTGCAAAAATTGTTGCCGATAGTAATAACACAGAAATTCGTAACAAGAGAATTACTAGTTTTGTTTTAACATATCCTCGTTTTATTCATTCCGAATTAATGACTCATAGAATGTTTTCTAGAAATGCTGCCTCATCTAGAGCAATTCCTATTGAAAAATTCATTGAAGATGTATTGACTGATCCAGCACTCCCTATTCATTGGGGCGCAAATCAAAAAGGTATGCAAGCTGATAATGAAGTTGATGAAGCGACTAAAATTAAAGCAATGCAAATTTGGAATCAAGCTAGAGATTCTACCGTGTCTCATGCTAAACAATTAAATGACTTAGGCATTCATAAGCAAGTTGCTAACCGGCTGATGGAACCATTTTTTCATATCACTACTTTAGTTACTGCAACCGAATATGAAAACTTTTTTAAACTTCGTGCCCATAGTGCAGCTCAACCAGAAATCAGAGAATTAGCATATAAAATGCAAGATGCTCTAAAAGAAAGCACACCACAAAATAAAATTGAAGGCGAATGGCACATTCCATTTGGCGATAAATTTATCGATGGTCTTTCAATAGAACAAAAATTAAAAGTAGCTACTGCTAGAGCAGCAAGAGTTTCGTATAAAACTTTTGATGGAGAAATTAATTACGACAAGGATTATTCATTACATGATCAATTATTAGCAGAAGGTCATTACAGTCCTTTCGAGCATTGTGCAAAAGCATGTAGTGGAATTCATGATAATTTTTCGCAATGGTTATCTTATAGAAAAATCATTTCATCAAATTTCAAAAAGGATTGAAATAGTCCTGTAATACTAGTATTGCCTATTTTCGCCTAAATTGAAGTACCGGGTAAGGTAGCACCAATAGTCTTATATCCATGTTCTATTTTTGAAGCTAACCCCAATTCACCAGAATTTAATTTAGATGCAGCAGCTCGTAATGATTCATTGCCATCAGTAAATGTTATTGGAATATTATTAAATGGATGTTGATGTGGATAAACATATACAGAATATGTTGGATTTACTGGCGCACCAGCATTTCCTGCGGTAGAAGCTACTGGAGTTCCTACTTCGGATAAAACCAATACAGGAATTTTATCTGGCAACACCCAAGGCAATTTCAACGCGACAATACTATTATATAAAGTTTTAATATAACTGACATCTGCATATGCAATAATTGTAGTGCCACCTCCCCCTTTTTGCGATCCAGTGGGACCGGCTCCTGTCATTAACTGACCAAATGCGCCAATACCTCCCCCTGTATATTGTACTTCTGCTGGACATGTTACATGATGTAAATAAACTTCTCCATCAACAAATGCACATCCATTAATTATTGCATTTTTAGAAACACCTAAATTACAATTTACTACTACTTGATTAGGACACTCTAGATTCATTGAATCTGATTTAATGGATATATTATGATCAGCTCTCAAATTAATATTTCCATTTCCAGAACTCATGTTTATTTCTTCTCCAGCAACGATATTCATTCGTGCATTGGATCCTATTTTAGTATTTCCTATTGATGATATGTTCATGCCACCAGCACCTACACTAACATCATATTTATTGGCAACATTTAATGAATATGTTCCACAAGGAAATCTAGTATTTTCTACTTCTTCTGTATAAGGAACTGTTTCATTTTTTACGAAAGAACCCTTTCCTTCAATTGTTACAGCTTTAGGTCTAAACTCACCTAACACATCTTTTCTAATTGGAGCAAACGTATTAATTACAGCACCAATTGATTCGTGTTTATCTTTTTCGTAAGAAATAATTTGATTACCACCAGCTTTAATATTACTTTCAATTGGTATTAAATCTTCTGCTACTTTTATAAGTACTTCGCCTTGATTACTTTTGTCGAATTTTTGTGTATTAATTACATCCGCCATAATATTATATTTATGATACTCCTAATTCAGTGTGTTGAATTTTTTTATTATGAGAACTTGGATTCATTCCTGTTAAATAACTAGCCCAATTCTTTTTTAAAGTTAATTTTTGAGGATGACTAAATTTTGAATTAGGACCACCCTTAGAAGCCCCATTTTTAGTGGGATCTTTAATTACTCTTTCTTTTTGGGAAAATTGAGCAGCATGAGCAAACACAGGTCCAGCAGTTTGTACCCACTCATCATAAAATGTTTTGTTATCAGGATCACCATAAGTCAAATGATGATCTCCACGATAATGTTCATGACGATCTCCTAATACTATGAATGCGCTGTCTCCTTTTATAGAGTGATGTTCGTTTGTATTAGTTACCGTTGCTTTATTTGCTACATTTATTTCTACTGTATTATGATTTCCTATTTCATAATAGGATCCACTATAATGAGATATTTTAATTTTTTCGAAATCATCGGTTTCTACAAATTCTAATGAACCTGCTTTAGTATTGAAAACGGTTTGTCCAGTAAAAAAGAATGGTTCTCCATCCTGCATATTTTCGGATCCAGCAGGATAATGTAAACTAGGATTAGATCCTTGTGGATTCATTACACTATTCCAATCAGATTTATCAAATACATAACCAATATATACAGGACGATCCAGACTTCCATTTTCAAAAAATAACCACACTTGCGAACCAACTCTGGGTACAGAAAATATTCCTTTTGTTGCATTACTAATAGGAGTTGGTGCGTATGAATCATTATATACATCACACATTCCAGTTTTGCATCCAGTATCAAAACTGCCCGGAACGGCATTTGTAGCCAAACATGCTTTTGGAGCTACGCTTTCCCCAGAAGGGGTTATACTTTCATCGCCTAATATTTCTCTAAAATCTCCTCCTCTATGTCCTTCACCAACTGTAGCTACGCCAGTTTTAGCATCAAAAACTCCAGCAGTTCCACCACCAATTAATGGTGCAGCTTGTTCCGCCCATATTAAAACATCACAAAACTTTTTTAATGCTTCTTTATTATAAATTGTATTGATGTTATCTCCACCAACAAATCTAGCTCCATATACATCAGGAGATAATCCCAAATCTCTAGCTAAATGTGAAGTAAATTCTGGTATAGCAATTTTAACTCTACCTCTTCTTTCTGGATCATTATTTTGCATAACAATCCCTCTAAAGAATCCATAATGTTTGGTATCAAATTTGTTTTCTTTTTGAATAGGCATATTATGTTAATAATTTATTCTGTAGTTGTGCTTTTTCAATGAATTTTGTATGTCTATCTATTCTACCAGCTAAAATACCATCAGCTTTAAAAGCTTTCTTTGAAACAGAATCTGCTATTTTTCCTACGTGTTTATCCACGTTCATTGTTACTTTGTTCGTAATTTTATTAATTGCAGATTGAGCTAAACAACTCATTAAATCCGCAGCCATTGTGGAACAATTTTGTTTATCTTTAAAATAGTTATCCATATTAGTAGCTCTATCTAATAATTTTTGTACATCTATTAATACAGAAGTTAGATCAGATATTAATTCTTGTATTCTTCTAATTGGAGATAATACCGAATCGATGGTTTGATTTACTCTTTTATAAATTACTGATGTTACCGATTCAATTATAGCAAAAACCATTGCTCCTGCTGCTAATGCTAATCCAGATAATATACTAGCTGGACTCATAAAAGCACCCATAATGGCATTTTTAAGACACATTAATCCATTAGATGCCGATATCAATCCGTCTACTGTTTTATTAACCGGATTTATAAATCCGGTTTTAGAACGATTATATAGAAGACCCATATAATTATTTACTGTATAAAACAAAAAACCCCGCATTAAGCGGGGTTTTTATTGAGTAATTTACAATTAAAGTTCTAATGCAAATCTGCGTCTTTCGTTTGGTCCGCGATTATTAAATGTTGAATTACCAGTTACAGTTTGCACTGTAGTACTAACACCAGTTACCACAGTAAATAAAACAGTACTACGATCATCTAAATAAAGAGCAAAAGTAGATCCGTTATATACCGGATTTACTAGTATTGATACTGCTGGTACAGTTGATGTTACAGATAATGTTGCTGTTGCGGTTCCAGCTCCAGTAATTGCGTTATATAGAATACCATCAACAACTTTACCATAATATGTGGCACCTACAGTTAATAATGCAACTGAACCATCAGTAGCGGTTAAGCTAGGGCCAATTAATGGGGGTACATCAGCATTTACGTTATATACAAAGCTATCAAATGTCATAATAGTATTTAGTTTAAATTAGCCAACTTTTTACAGAAAAATGTGATAAATACTCATATGAATTTTGATGAATTATTTGACCGTATGATGATGCTAGAATCAAAATGTACAAAGACTACAAAGAAAGCACATTCAACTAGAAAAGGAAAGAAGTGGTCTAAATGTGCTCGTCAATCAGATGGCAGTATTAAACGCATACACTGGGGCCAAGCCGGAGTTAGAGTAACTGGTAAATCTGGTAATACAAAGAGAAAAAAGAGTTTTAAAAAAAGACATAATTGTTCACATGCTAAAGCGGGTTCGCCACAAGCAATGGCTTGCAAAGATTGGAAATAATATGTTAATAACATTAGAGGAAAATTTAAAACAAACTTAAATAGATGTTCTAATAAAGTTATCAAATCTTCTAAAGGATATAGAGTCAAAAAAATTAATAAATATTGTAATGAATAAAGATATTAAAAATATCTACGAAGCTTATAGATTACTAAACGAAATCTCTAGAAAAGATATGGAGTTAGTAAAATATGATAGACCAGTAGAAGATTCATTAGATGAATCCCCAACTGGATTGGCATTTAAAGTATCTTTTGAGGTTGATGATAGAAATACTTTATCTATTAAAGCAGTTGATGAAGGTTTGAATGATGTTAAAAATATAATTACTGGATGTCTCATAAAACATATGATTCCAGAAGATAAACGCAATTTTCAACAGAAAAATATTATTAAAACTTATAGTGCATATATAAATGGGACTCCACAAAATCCACATCAGATTTAATTCTTGATATCAAAAGTACCATTTTTATAAATTTTGATTTGATCTGATCTAAAATGACGCACATCACCACCGTCAACTAAACATACTGCCCATATATCATTTTCAAAAGTGCCACCATTAGTTACATAAATCGCATATCCTTCTCCTAATGGGGTTATTACAGGAATTGGGTTTCTAAATTCTAGCATAAGGTTAATATATATTTTTTACTTCCTGCATCCCATATTTTAACATACCCATGATTACTCATATTTTCGGATTCGGTTAAAGTTTCATCGTAATTTTCCAATTTTTCAGACAAAACATCTTTTCTATATTTAAATCGATGTTCTCTTGTTTGATATGTATTTGTATACCAATAATTAGGTTCTGTATTTTTAATAAACTCAAATCCCATATTTTCGTATACTTTTCCATTAGACCATCTTCGGTCTGCATAACTTATAATCTCATTAGGATTATATTGTTTTATGAAATGTTTAAGCAATTTACTTGCACCTCCAATTACATTAATATTTGATTTAGAGCAAAGTCTATTTAATTCGTATACGTTATTTCTAGTTTTAGAACCTAATGCAATTCGTTCTTTACTAAAAGTCATTACAGATACTAATTCATTATTATGATATAATCCATAATTTATTGAAGTATTACTATTTCCTTGAATATGATAATTCTGCAAAAAAACTGATTTGATATTACTTTTTATTTCTTTTATAGAACATTTGCGAGCAAATATCTTATTATCATTTAAATTTAATAAATTTTTAAGTCTACTTAATACTATTTCTTTTTTAAATTTTAATTCATCTTCGAAAATTTGAATTAAATTAATACCTGCACTATGAGCTAGGTCTGCTTTTAATTTATGTAAGTTTTTATCTTTATGGTATTCTGTATGCCAATATAAACCATGTAATTCTATTCCTAATTTATGACTAGGAATATACACATCAATTTCATATCCATTTAAAACATTTCTATCTCTATAAATAAAATTTATATTATATTGATCTAAGAAATTTTTAATGAAAATTTCCATTTTAGTTCCTGTTGGTTTACATTTTCTGCATTCCAAATGTTTATGATACTTTATAATAGCTTGGAATTTATAATCACATTTTTTACATTTCCAGCTATACATTTTATAGCCATTTAAAAAACCTTCGTACTCTTCAAATGGAAATAATGGCATAACTATATCACCATTAACTAAACTATTATAATAATTTAATTTAAATTTGAATGAAATTAATTCTGGGTTATTTTTAGGTTTTATGTCACCAGATTTAATCCTTTCTTTAAATTCTAAAGATTTAGCATAATTATCAACTCCATATTTTTTGATATTCGTTTCTTTTAATTTGTTTTTCCCTTGTTCAGAAGCTAAAAAATTTGTTGATCCATATTTAATTAAATTGGTTTCTTTTAATTTTTTTAATCTTTCTGGTGATTTCATATGACAAGATCTACTACATGTAGCTTGCCAGCCATTATTAGAATTAAAAATTGTATCTTTTGCACAGACAACACATATGGGTTGTGTATTAATATTTTCTATAAAAGAACGAACTCTAACAGAAAATGGGTATTTACTATTATCTAAAAATTTAGTCTCTGTATGAATTATATTATATAAACTAATCCCAAATGTATTGATAAACATTTTATTCTTTATGAATCTATACGATCCTTTATAATTTTGTTTTAAAAATTCTACAATTTTGTTTTTTTCTTCTTTCATACACCTCCTAATATATCATCAATATTTATCATTTCAAGTATCATTTTCCATATAAATAAAAAAAAGAACCACAGATTTCTCTGTGGTTCTTTGTAAGCAGTTTACTTTTAAGTACTTAAATTTAAAAGTACACTGAAGTATTGCCGGGAGTAAATGCCTGACCAAGATTCTTGAGAATGATTGTATGGTAATACAATGCGGCTCCAAAAATATTGTCTACCACGCCATATCTGGTCAATAGACCTACGCGAGGAGCAAAATCATTTGGTCCAATAGTTCTCTGAATCATAACTGGAATGTATGGGCAATAAATGATACCAGAATCATAGAATTCTGTACCTTTATAACCTAATAGGGCATATTCAACACCGGGGGTTTGGCCTACATAACCTTGATCACCATAGACATCGCTGTTCTGAACTTCAGTGCGAGTGTCACGATAAACTTGGAAACGACCACCTAAAGAACCAACCTTAGCAACGCCAGTTGACTGGGTGCTAACATTGCCCTGAACTGTTACCCATTGGAATTCGGGTAGCATTTCAAAAATTGCACAAACGCGAGGAGTTGCAACAATAAAGTTTGCAGGTCCACGGCGATTGCGAATTGCAATGCGGTTTGCTTCGATAATAACTCTCTGGTAGAAGTCACGATTACGTTCAACCAACCAACGACCATCAGCGGACTGAGGTGACCAAATAGAATATCCTTTTCCGAAACCACCATTTAAGGAAGTCTGGATCATACGGATAATCATTTCACGGTCAATTTCAGCTTGGATCTCATATGCCATAGCATTTGTGATCTCAGCATCAATATCGATACCGTTCATGTTCTTCAAGTCCTGTTCTAATTCTACTGACCATTTAGCACCAAGTCTACGAGTACCAGCTTCAACAGCAGTCTTTTCGAAGGATACTTCAACAGTTGGGATGTTTGCATTGATTTCGAAATTCTTTAGAATTTCAGCAACGCCTTGATCCTGTGCAGCAAAGTTCCATTCAGCATTACCTGATAGAGCACCATTTTTAGCTTGAACACCAGTGAAGCGAGAATCTAGATGTTGCCATCCTAGTTCGTTGTCGCCACCGGGAGACTTGTTGAAGGGAGCAGCAGCAGATCCAGCAAAGTTAACAGTTGTATTAACGTGGACACCGGGAGCTGGTAGCCATTGACCACCAACAGTGTATCCAAGAAGATTCACACCATTACCCTGAGCATCAAAAGTGCTGTATACAGGAGTTGCAGTTGATGCAGATCCGGTTGCACTATTTGGATAAGTAGTATCTTGGAAGTTACCACCCAATGTATCCTTGCTGTACTTGTAACGAAGCGCGAATGCTAGACCAACAGGTCCAGACATAGGCTGAACACCAACGATTTCGTTAGTGATCAATTCTGGGAAAGTACGGCGAATCATGGGGATAAGAATCTTTGGTAAGCGAGAATCGCCACCAGCGTAAAAGTCAGTGTTTGCACCAACTTGTCCACCGAACTGACCATTATTTGCAGTACCAAATACACTTCCTGCTCCACCAGCTACGTTTGCTTCACGTAAGCAATACTGTTCTTGGTTCTCAAGCAACATTGCAGTGTTTAAACGAGTGTGTTCGTCTTCAATAGCAGCTACGTTTTTGCTGGTATAGTCGAGCACTGGTGCCCACTTTTCCAATAGAACCTTAGCGCGATCTTGATCAATATATGATTGTGCGGGTTTGATTTGTTTCATATGTGTTTTTTGTTTCTTTCTTTTTTCGACCTCAAGCATGTTAGTTGAACATGCAGGAACTCAAGTATGTTATACTTCTACCAAATTTTTGAGTAAACATATTAGTATTTACTCATCTCATTCAAATAATTACGAACGTGTTCAAAATTATTTTCGGAATTTGAAATTTCTTCTTGTGTATCTTCTTCAATTACAATACGATCCGATTTAACTTTCCTAGATTCGAATGCTTCTTCCTTTAAAGTTACTAATCTTTCTTCTTCTTTTTTATCAAAGAGTGATAAAGTGTAATCAATATTTTCTACAATAAATTTTGGAGACTTGCCTTCAAATACACGAAGAGCATATTGTTTCTTCTTAGGATTTAGATGTGCAGTCTTTTGCTCTAATACTAGAGCAGCTTTTGTCTTTTCAAAAGATTCACGAAGCGTCTTAGCTTCATCTTGTGCAGCTTTTAGTGCATTTTTAGATTTATCAATTTGAGTCTTACCATCAATTAATGCATCTTTTAGTGATTCACTCATTAAAGCAGAATTAATAGCTAAAGATTCACGAAGATTATTAAGAATGATTCTAGCCTTTTGATTCTTAACTGCTTCGTTGATAGATTTCTGGGGAATTTTAGATTCGATAAAAATATCAATATAATCAGAAATTTTATCAACTAAATCTGATTTAAATTGGGAAGCCTGTTCCCTGATAATTGATTGATAATGATTTACAACCATTTGTAGTTTTGCTGCATTATTTGTATCAACTGCTTCTACAACACGTTGTAATTTTTTAGAATGATCAGCATCAATAGCTTCTAAAAGCTGTTCGGCTTTTGCTGTGTATTCCAAGTCCTGTTCCATTAATGCCTTTTCGACATGGATTTTAACACGCTCATTTACGGCACCATCAAATGCTTCTTGAATTTGTGATAGGGTTTCATCGGTTAAAATACCCTGTGTTGCTTCCTTTAAAAGTTTAGAAATTTCCATAATATTAGTTATCTTTTTTATTTATTATTTTTTTGCCTTTGAACCCTTTTCATTCATTTTTTTAAAAAAGGGTGGTAATTTGCCTTTCTTTTTAGATTTCTTTTTAGATTTCTTTTTGTCTTCATTTTTTCCAAAAGGCTTTAATGAGGAAGCTTTCTTAATTTTTTCTTTTACCTTTTCTTGTACTAAGACTTCAAGATATTTATGTGCTTTACTATAATTATCAACAATCATAGTATCGATAAACTTTACGATATTTTCTTTGATTACATCCATAATTGTATTTAGTTAAATTTAATTTTATTTAAGAAATCCAATATACATTCCTTAAGATATGTTTCTACTTGAGCCTTTGGTAATGTAGAAATTTGTTTTTCGAAACCATCATACACTTCTTCAAATTGACCTGACTCACCAAGAACCCATTGTTTGGATTCTAAAATTCCGTTTACGAAAGCTTTGGGAAAACTTGGATCCGCAACACAATCGACAGAAATTAAACGTAGATCTTTTACAATATTTTTACCACCAGTAGCTTCTACCAATTGACCTAATGCTCTAGAACTCATTCCAACTTTAACTCCATCGTTAATTAATGCTCTTACAATGTGCCCACATGGTGTAGTTAATACTTTACTTTTTCCATGAAAAATATTACCATCTTGTTTTAATTCGGTTACTATATGACAAACTCTATCCAAATTAACTTCTGCACTGCTTTCATGATTTAAGGTTCCTAATGCACGATTAGTTTTAATCATTTCGTTTGAATACCGATCTACTTCCTTGACCATTTCATCAATACGATATAATCTATTGTTTCGATTATAACTTTCTGCCATCATGTATGGTCCTTTGATGTAAAGAGTTGCTGGACTATTTCTATCTTTTTCTTCTAGAATGTATTCAAACTCTTCTTCTGGAGCAGGTTTTTCAACGATCAATTTTAATGACATAAAATTATTTAGATTAAATTATTAATTTTTTTAGTGTAAATGATTTAAAATACCGAAAAAACCTAAATAATCTTATGGCCGAAGATATAAAATTAATATTCGAAAAGTATAAAGAAGTTTTAAAAGAAGCTTTTGAAGAACCCGCAGATCCTCGCAGAGCATTTAATAGATTTGTTGATAGAGGAAATTATGGTGGATCTGGTGGTAGAAGATTTGGTGGTGATGTTAGTTTAGCTGGAACTGGTTTGACTCGTAAAAATCAAGAATTTGCAGAAAAAGAAAGATTTTGGGATAGAGAAAAAAGAGAATCTAAAATACAATTATCATTACAACATGATTATTTTACTGATTTAGAAGCATTAGCAAAAGATGCTGATCCAGAAAATCAAGAAAATATTAGCGCATTATTTTCCGAATTAGATCAAGTCGGTCATAATTCTTTACAATTTGAAGAACATTATCTAGTATTTGATTTTGAATTATCAAATCGAATTGCAAATTTAGATGAACAAATTAGATTAATGTTACAAAGTCCAAGTGCAAAAAAAGGTGCTCGATATATTAAAGAAAAATTAATAAATAAAATGTTAGATATCCCAGTTTGGTATTTTAGAATGAGAGATTCTGGAATGGATATACCAGAAGGTCCAGCTAATGCGATTACGATTTTGCGTATAACTAAATGGTGCGAAAAACCAGAAAATAAACATTACAATATGCCAATGGAGGTATTGGAAGATGGTTCTATGAGAGCAAAAGTTTCTTACACTGGTTATAAGGGACATGAAGGAGGAGAAGAAATCCAAGCTAATATTATGCCGTCTGGTGATAGTGAAGGAGAAATGAAAGATTTTGAAAGAAGAGGAATTGAAATTGATGCTCCAATAGAAGGCAATCCAGAAACCCCATATTTACCTAAACGCAGAACTCCAGAAGATATAGCACCTTCATTAGGAAATACGGAAAGTGAATTAGATAAAGCAAGAAGTGAAGGAGATGTGATTGCCCAAGATAGATTATCATCTAAAAATCCATTTTCTAATCCCGAAAGAGAAAGATTAGAAACACCAAAAAAAAGAAGGATCAAACCAAATCCTAAAAAGACAGTATTAACAACTCCCGAACTAACAACCCCCGAACCTGCTCCTAAAAAGAAGACAGTTAAAAAACCAGCTACTAAAAGACCAGCTACTAAAAAGTCAGAACCTAAAGAAGAACCTAAGAAAACTCCTACAAAGAGAAGAAAGTCAGTGAAAGAATCTTACCAAAGATTTATCAGAGTGATACCGTTCTAGAATAAATCTTTCTCTGTAAGAATTAAAAATTCAGCATTAATATGGGAAGCAACTTTTTTAGCTGCTTCCCATTTTGCTTTATTAATACTCCATTGAGTATTTTCATAAAGCATAGTAGCTTTCTTTTTTCTATTAGAAGGTTTAGGTGGTTGCGTCTGGGCAAAGGGTTTAATCTCAATTAGATATTTTTTTATAGCAGATCCTTCTTTCCATACTACATAATTGTCTACAAAATATCTATGATAACGATTATCTACCGGACTTATGTAGGGAATAATTATATTTTCTGATCCCCATTCTAATACACTTGGATGGCTATCAGCCCACATGAAAAACTTTCGTTCATAAGAAGACCGAAAGATTGCTGCTTTTCCTAAATTTTTCTTTTCTACTATAAGATCTTTTCCTATAAATTTATCTGGATTTTTAGGTCTAAAAATACCTTGAGTGAATCGTTCGTCTTTTTTAAATAAAGGAGGCATATTATTTTTTAAAAAAGAACCCTATTATATTTCCACCAATACTTAAAAATTTAGTAGGAAAGAAATAAAACAAAGCTCCTAAAGAAGAAAATATAATTCCAAATATGGCATATAATTTTATAGTTTTCTTTCTTTCATAATCTTTAATAGTTTTTGCTTCTATATTATCACTCACTATTTCGGATACCAATTGTTTGTCTTTATCTTCTAAAACTTCTATTTCCTCTAAATCTTTTTTACTTTTGTTGAATTTTTCACTTATTGCTTTGTCTTGTTCAACTACTGATAAATGTTTAAATTCCGAGCCATCATCTACTTTTGCTCCTAAAAGAGTCTGACTCTTTTCTATTATATCTATTGCTCTTTTAATTTCTGATCTTTTTAAATCTGTTTTATTTAAAATACCTTTTGCAGTGGCTATAAAATCTTTAGCATCCTCTTGTAGCTTTTGTTGTTTTATATCAATTTCTCTTTGATATTTTGTATAATTTGAAGTTGTTGTAGCACAACCAGAAAAAATCAAACATATTGATAATAGTAATTTTAATATGGTTTTCATTTAATTATTTAACATAATTAAACTTAACTATAGAATTGTTAGGGAATATATGTTTAGAATTAGCGGATTTGTTCTTAACGTGATATGTCATTTCAGGAGATTTTTTTATTCTTCCAACAAAAGATCTATCACATTTGAATTTTTCACAACAATCGTTTTCGCTTTTACAATAAATTGATTCTCCATCATTTATCGTAACAGTAAATGGATATTTATATTTGTAGTTTAAATATTTTTTTGTTTTGGGTTTATCATTTTTTGATAAAATCCAAATTTCTATTTTATTCTTTTGTCTATTAATAATATCATTTAAAATAAAAATTTCTGGTTTGGGTTGTGTATCACAGTATTTGAATCTAATTAATGATCCATCAGAAAAATAATGATTACTATTTAATTGTCTCTTTATTTTGTAATAATCATTTTTTGATTTTTTAATTTTCCCTAAAAGGACATCGTTTACATTAAAAATTTTACAAAAATCTCTTTCGCTTTCACAAAAAATAGGTTGTTCGTTGTCTATTTGTATAGTGAATGTTTTAGAACGAGGGTCTATATAATCTTGTCCTTTTAATTCTTTATATGTTTTTCCTTTATTAGCTGGGCCTTTATAATTTTCTCCATATATTTCTTTTGCTGGTTTGCCTTTTCTCCAATCAATTTCATTCAAATTTTTTCGTAAAAAACATCCACCAGAATGAATATTTGCGAGATACCCACTACCATCGATAATTCTTCCGCATTTTTTTATTATTTGTTTTTCTATTTTCCATGCTTTTTGTTGTGAGATATTTTTAAATATTATTTTTCTTATAAATTTTTGATTAGGTATTGTGTTTAAAATAATATTATGATATTTATTTCTTTTTATTTTTCTAACTCTAGTATCACTCCCAATCCCAACATAAAATATTTTTTTTGTTAAGGGATGTATGTCTACATATAAATTTATTAATTTTATTTCGGAAGGTTCCATAATATTATTTATGCAAATCCTCCGCTTATCCAAGCCCTACTAACCAATAATAAATTCACAAGGGGAACTGTCTCCCAATCCAGCAGCGTGAGTGTATAGCTGTTCTTCTAATTTATCTCTTTCTGCTATGCCATCTGCTTTGATATCTGCTGCCCATGCTTGTCCACCAAATATATTAACACCACTAAATTTACCACGAACATAACCAACACCTATTTTAGTAAGAGCTAATGCATATTTGTATACCCATTGCTCTTTAATTAAATCTCTTATTGGTTTTTCTATATAACAATCTAAAACTCCATAAAATCTTACAGAATCTGTTGGCTCAGGATATATACGAAGATATTGTGTTCTTTCATTAAATTCAAATGATCGTTTTAATGCTAGAACTTTTTCTCTAGTTTCTAACCAATTTTTAACAGTGTACCAACTGATAAGATCAAATCCGTAATTACCCATAGCATAACTAAAATATGTTTGTTGTGCTAATGTTTGTTCTATGGTAAACAATGTATTAACACCAGTAGTAGAACCTTCTTCAAAATTTGTAACTGATACAACTTTACGATAATCCATAATATCGTAATCAAACATATTATTATAAATCATCGTTCTTTGTGTATTATCAATTACTCCTTTCATACTTATTTGTGATGTATGTGATGGAATAAAATATGATGATATTGGAATAACATTTAATGTAGGATTAGAAGAAAAAGCAGATACCAAAGTAATATATGAATTCGTATCTAATATTACATTTCTTTCTAAACCTTCGGAAAAACTAGCTGAAAGTTCTGGACTTAATGAAAAGAATACTTTATTTAAAGCTGATACTGATATAAAAAATGTTGCTTCGCTTAATAAGTATGGCGAAGTATCTGCTGATTCTGTTTTATGTGTAGCTTTTTCTTTTAAAGAAAGACTATTATTTGCTAGAGTGTATAGATAATCTAATCTAATACCTCTGCCTTTTTCATATAAAGCAGAATCTAAAATCAAATATTCTCTGGTATATCCAGCATATTTAGAAAACATTTCACAAGCTTGTGCTATATTTTCGAATATTTGATCTTGGTGTGCTTCGACAGATACTAATGGTGCTCCAATAGCTCTAACAATTCTATCTGCTAACCTACCAAAAGAATCTATTTTACTATTTAGATTAGTACTTTGAAATGCTTCTATTGGAGTAATCACACATGACATGTAATTATTTATGATAAAATATTAAATAACTAAATGGTATACAAACAATTTGATACTTTATATAAACATATAATAGAATCAACTGATCAACGTATATTTTTATTTACTTTTCATGGAAAAGACGTAGAAGTAATTAAAAATGCAAGTAGAAGAGAACAACTTAGTTTAGCCAATACTAATGATGATATTTCTGGAAGCTTTTCAGTTAGACAAACACAAAGAGTAAAAGTAGGCATTATAATTTATCCAGATTTAAATGCAACATTTTCTTTTAGTAGAAGAAAAATAGAACATACTGATGTACATCAGCTTTTAAATCTTAAACAGAAAAATCATGTTGATGGATTTTATTATAATTATGGTGATAAAGCTCTTAATGAATTTATAATTACTAGTTTCAATCAAGAATTACACAATAAAGAAGTTATTGATTTAATACAAAAATATCTTAATGTTAAGCCAGAGAAAATATATCTAAACGATCAAGGTTAAATTATGTTTCTGGTTCTGGAGGGGGTGCTCCACCTGCTTCTGGTGTTGCTTCGGGTTGTGCTGCTCCACCAGCTTCTGCTCCTGCTTCGGGTTCAGCAGCTTCTGGACCTGCTGGTCCACCAGTAAATGCTGGAGGCATACCTCCTCCTCCGCCGCCTCCTGCTGGAGGTGCTCCTGCTGCGCCAGCTTCTGCTGCTTGAGCTTGTTGTGCAGCCATTTCTTTCCAATTAGGACCAAATTGTTCTATCTGTGTTAATTCCCATCTTAGTTCTTTATCTTTTCTTAAGAATTCTCTGTTAGCTTTTACTTCGATATCAGTCCAACCTAAATATCTTTTTTGAGCAAATGTAGGTGAAATGGATTCATTTGATGCTAAACTACCAAAATTAGAAACCTTCAATTCTAATTTTTGGCTTTCTCTTAATTCATAAAAATTGGTAGGAACATTAAAAGACAATTGTATAGAATCTTCTTTTAAGTTGAAATCTTTCCACATCCCTTTCATTTCGAGATGGGTGACGAAACTATTTTTAATACCATGAGCAAATAATTGCTGTTGGCGAATTATAAATCTAGCAAACTTCAATTCTTCACGAAGCATGTCAGTTCCATCGCGAAATGCGTCTTGTGGATCTAATCTAGTAGTAGGCACTTTTAAAGATTGATATAGCTTCTTAACGAAGTACATTAAATCCTCAAGCTCGCCAAGGTTGGAATTTTTTGTAAAAACTCCACAATCAAGAGCAAACGTATGATAATCATGATATTTTTCATCATTATCAATCGTCAATGTACCTACTTGAATCTTATTGGGAAGTTTTTCGATACTCACCAAACGATGGTTGAATAATTCGTATTCTTTGCGGAATTGCTTCCATGTTTTATAACCAAAATTCTTAACCATTGGTGCAAAATGAGTGTAAGAAATCTTTGTTCCGCACCAGTTTTTAATCTTTCTTCCTTCGTTTAATTTCAAGAAATGGTTAAGAATTTCTGGTGTATTATTAATAATAACACATAAATCCTCCCTAGTTACTTCATGAGTAGTCTTTCCACGAACTTGATCAATAACAAATTTCAAAATCTTGTCATCAAAAATAAGAGATTGATTTTCTTTCATCTTTTTCAAACCATTTACATAATTTTCGTTTTGTAAACTCTTTGCATAACTATTTGAAAAATAAATTTTTCTTTCTTCTTCAGTCATCGCAGCAAATTTTGCTTTTATTCCTTTGCTTATTTTTGACCCAAATTCCTTTTTAAATTCAGAATCTTTTAGCCTTTCACCTAAAGCAATTGGCCCCAATCTTCCGTTTTCTCTTGAAATATTAGCGCGAATATCTCTTTCTTCTTCTGATAACAGAGAAAAATAATTTTTAATACCTTCTGATTGTTTTTTTCCGATATGTTTTATTTCTTCTTCAGTTCTGCTATGCCACATAGCTCCACAAAAATCAGCATGATAATTTACATGATCTCTGTTATTCATGAATGCTAGATTTTCTGGAGTATTATCAAAACGATTAAAATTCTTATGATGTATAGTCAATTTATTTTGTTTTATATAACTTTCTCCATACACCATTTCTTCGTGTTCGTTTATATTTTTAAAGAAATTTCCTACTAATCTATGAGTAAATTCCCATTTTTTAGTATCATTTTGATAAACCATTTCATATTCACTAGTACCCTTACGAATAGAAGACTTCTTAGTATAAAAAGGAATCATACTTTCGCCAATTTCTAGATCTTTTGCTTCTACAAATCCTTTGCCTAAAATTGGGAATTTATGATCTGGTGTGCAAATTAATTCTTTTCCGTTATCAAAAGTAAGTTTATAAACTTCAGCTTCTTCTTGAGTAACACCAGCCCAAGTAACCAAACCGGGAGCTACATGACCAGTTTTTGGGTCTGTGCTATACACCCATACTTTCTTATTTTCTTTAATTTCTTGCTCGATTTCACTTATAGTTAAAGACCTTCCGTCTAATAATGGAACTTTAGTATCCATAGCTAAACATGCCCCTGCCAATTGAATTACACTAGTTCCTTCAGAACCAGCACGTTTAGCAAACCAGAAATTATCAAGAATGGATTGTGGATTAAACTTCTGTACAATACCACCTTGATTTGGATCGTAAGTTTTGCTGCTCCAATAATTTGTAATTAATTTACGAAGATATGCTTCGGCTTTTGGTGCTGGCATGTTACCAACATCAACATTGAATACCAATCTTTCTGGTGCTCTAGCCAAACGATATATAACAATTGAATCTTCAATCATTGATAATTGTCTGTAAGCTCTACGACAATTTTCCAAGAACGGAAGCCGCATTGTTTTATTTTCATTCCATACTTCAGAATTCACATAAGTGATCTGATTCTTATCCATAGGAACAAAATCAACGCCAATTTGTTTTAATGGATTATTTGGATCAAATTTAGGTTTTCTATATAGATAACCTTTAACCATTACGTTTTGAACATTAGAAAATACAGGATCAATTAATTCAGTCGGGACTTGTACTACTCCTAAAATACCTTCTTCTGTATAGTCTTTATGAATAATATGCTCCCAATATATTTCTCCTTCTGTTAAGAATTGTCTAAAATATCCCCATCCTTTATGTTCAAAATCGAAATAACTAGTATATTTTAAAAATTCTTTTTGAATCGCTTCTATCTGGAAATTGGATAAAGAAATATTTTTAAATTTGAGATTCATGCAACTATTTGATCCAGAATCAATATTAATACATTCATCACATATTTCATCCAAAGCATTTGCTACTTCAGAAAATGCCCCCATTATTCTATAATCTCTGATTCTTGCTGCTTTATCCTTTTGGATATTAGCATACATTACTTGGCTATAATGTTTATCAGAAGTTACTTGTCCTAATGACGCATTATTGTAATCAAAATTTTGGGAAATTGAATGTCTGGCTAAAACTTCTGCTCTTCTAACTCCAGTATCTTCGAAATATTTGTATTTAGGATTTAAACTATCAGTAAGTTTTGCTACATCAATGCCAGTATACGGCAATTTAGATGAAATATAATTCATCAATTCTCTACCAAATGTAGAAGTTTTACCATCATCAAAATTGTCTGCCATGTTTTTATTTATTCGTTACACAGAAGAAATATAGTACATTTGTGTATTAATTGAGTTCGTATCTTTCCATCCTATTGGGTTAGTAACAACTAAATTTATATTAGCATATTCAGTAAAATTTGGTAGGTTCACATGAATAGCATTTTTATTCATTACTTTATAATTTGTTTCTGGTAACAAAAATCCACTAATAGTTGGATAATAAGTATAAGACAATGATGTTAAATTTGTATATAATGTATTAGAGTTACTACTTATTAAAACATTTGTTGTGTATTGGAAGTTTTGACCCAAAATTATAAAAGTATCTTTATTTTCAATAATTACTTTAAATCCAGATAATTCAAATGGTCCATTATCTCTATTAATATATAGATTGGTTATTAATGGCGCACCAGAAATAGAAATAGTTTCCGAAACCGTTAAACCATTTTCTGCTGATAAATTAGTAGAATACGAATCATAATTTAAATTATATTTTTCTGTTAATCTAAAATGATTATTAACAAAATATATATTTTTATAATAATCTTCTTCAGCAGCAGGAAATAACCAACCTTTAATAGTAAAAGTAGTATTACCCGCAAATCTTGGTTTTGTAGATGATTCTATGTCTGTGGGGTATTCGACTTGAATAGTCCCATCCCATAATACTTCAGATCTTATTTCTTCTAAATTACCAATTCTAAAAGATTCGGGTGTTTTCCATGATATAATTATATATGGATTAGAATAAGGAACGAAGTTTGATATTATCTGCTCTAGATCGGATTGATAGTTAGTTATTATACTAACTGCTACACTCACATTTATAGGCACTGGCATAGCCACATGAGTAGTAAGTTTACCTTGAGTGTCTCTTCTTACTGGTTCGTAAAACCCATCAATCTTATTAAAAACTCTGGATTCATCCCTTTGAACACCAGTTATATTTACTGATATAACTGGCAATGTTATGTTTTGTGCCTTATTTACCAGATCATAAAATACTCTTTCTTTCGGAGCATGTACATATCTAACCTTTATTCTTTCTTTTTCTTCTCTATCTTTATTATAGCGAGAAATAACTACGTCATCCATTGCCGCTATAAATTGCGTCAATAAATCACGAATTTCAAAATTAAAGGTTTTATTATGCATAAGCTACTAATATATTTAGTAGTATTAGTAGCTTACCTATATTTTCTTAAATTAATTGAATCTAGCAGTAAAATATTTCGGTAGTTTTGATGCTGCTCTAATCACCGTATCAGAAATTGTAGCATCCAAAATATAGGTTACACATTTATCTTGTTTTGATCTAACTCCTCTCCCACATGCTTGAATTAGATTATTAAGCATTTTATTTACATACCAATCCTTATCTTCATTAAAAAGCCTTTTAATGCGCTCATCATACAAAGGAAGGTAAGCAGCTTTACAAACAATTTGAAACCTTGCTAGGTCTTCTTTGAGGTCTACACCATAAGCCATTGATGGACTAACCAAAATGGTTGGTTCTTTAGATTCGAAGTGAACCTTTAAAATCTTTTCGTTATCCATTCCATCAATACGGAACAAAAATCTAGGATCATCGATATTATCTTTTAAATATTGTGTGATCTCATTAGTATGAGTATGAATAATACCTTTTTCATTTTTGTGTGAATTACACAGTTTTTGAATGGTATTTTTAATTAAAGGTAAATTCTCTTTTAAATTTTTATGATTAAATTTAGTAGTAGTCGATGCATAAATAGGTGCATTCTTTGGATCAAATGTAGAATCAACTTCAATATATTTGAACTTGGTAATTCCCAAAGTTTTAGCAAAGTTTGCAGGATCAATAATTGTTGCTGACATCAATAGAATCTTATCTGCATGAGAAAAAATATGTTTAGCTAAATTATCCACACGAAACGGTTTTAATGTAATACCTTCTAAATTATGTTCTACAACATATTCACATTCCTTCCATGTATCCATTGTTCCCTGCATTTGGCGAAGTAAGTTATTGAATAATTTAAATCTTTGAATGTTTGAATCAAATTCGGCCTTGCCTTTCTTCTTATTTAAAACACGTTTTAAAGCATCAACTTCGTCACCAATTTTAATAATTAGATTATCTAACCAAATTTTAAATTTACTATAATTCTCTACAGGAATCTCTCTGGGTGAATAACCCAACCGTTTTAACAATTTGTACGGCAATGAACGGCTGAATCTTTTAACCAATTCATCTTCAACTTCTGATGCTTCATCACAAATAATATATTCACGATTTCTTACATGTTCTGGCATCGAAAGAAACATACTATAGTTTAAAATACCAAACTTGTTGATTAGTATATCTTTTCTAGCATTGTAATATGAACATGTATTGTTCAAGATACACTTTTCCTTTAAGCCGGGTGTAAACAAGCAAGGAGCTACATCCACATCATATTGTGGATCGATGTTGCACATATAATTTGTCTTGCCTTTTAACGCCCTAGAATCGTCAAAAAGTTCTGTATATTGATCTTGTAAACTTTTTGTAATAGTCAATGCAAACACCCCAAAAGGCTTTTCATCTAAACACTCTTGCTCTTTAGTATAGTTTCCATAACTATCCAATCTAAAAGCACTTCCGTTCTCAACAAGATCTGTAAATTCTTTTGATGGTTCAGAAGAAACATTCGCAAGAGTTTTAGATAAAAACGACTTGCCACTGCCAGTAGGAGCGCAGCAGATGACGAATTTATAACCGTCATTAAAAGCCTCGTCAATTTTATTAATGAGTTCCACTTGTTGGACAAGTGGATTGAATTTGGATGGAAAATAATCTAATAACGCCATCCCAAGAACATACTACGAAACT